ACCATTTATTGGCATTTCTAATTAATTATATAAGATATTTTAAATAAATTCTAAATTATTTGATTATACAAATGTAAAATTAAATAATTTAAAATTGATTTATATATTTTTGATATATACAAAATGACTTTATATAATAAAACTAAATTATTTTCCCAATCCAGAATTAATAATGCTACTATTATCAAAGTTAAAAATATTGATTTACAATATCTCACTGAAAATGAATGTAAAAGAGATAATAATGTTATTTTTAATTGTCCTGTGGTGAATTAAATTGTAAAAAATCAATTAGATATTGTATAGATACTGGTTTACTTTGTAAAAAATGTTCTTCAGTGAGTAGAGAAAAAAAAAGACAAGAAACAATAAATAAATTAAATGAAGAAAATCCTGAAAGAAAATCCAATATTTCTCAAAAAATATCTAAAACTTGTAAAGATACAATAAATAAATTAAATGAAAAATATCCTAATAGACAAAATGAGATTAATATTAAAAAAACTAATACTAATGATAGATTAAATTCTGAAAATCCTAATCGTAAATTAGAATTAGAGAATAATAAAAAAAAAAAAAATTTAGAGTTATATGGTGTTGAACATGCACTTCAGGTACCAGAATTCTGTGAAAAAGCACATAAAAATTCATTCTTTAGAAAAAATTATCAATTACCAAGTAATCAAATAATACAGGTACAAGGTGATGAACCATATGCTTTGAATGATTTATTATATAAATTAAATTATAAAGAAGATGATTTAATTATAGGTTTCAATAATTCAATTAAATTATCATGTAAATATACTTTTAATAATAAAAATCATGTATATTATCCAGATATTTATATAATTAGTGAAAATAAAATTATTGAAGTAAAATCAGAATATTATTATAATAAAGATTATGAAAAAAATATATCAAAATGCAAAGGATGTATAAAATTAGGATATAATTTTGAATTTTGGATTTATAATGAAAAAAAAATTAAAAATATAATCAAAGGAGAAGATTTATAGATGTTTAATAATATTTTTTTTATTGTATATTAAAATAAAAAAAAAGTATAGAGAAATAGTAAATAAATTTAATTCGAGTACGCAAGACCTCCCATACCAGACATAACTCTTAAGACGTTATAGTTGACGGCGTGGAGGCTGACAACAGATGAACCACCGTGAGTCATGTTTAATACAGCGTTATCAATTCTTGAGAAATTGCAAGTACCTGAAGGTTGATGTTCAGCAGGTTTTAATGCGAATGAGTATAAGTATACCCATGCAGTACCTGGACCACCACCATTGGCACTATCAGCCCAAACTCTAGTTCCGGCATTCATAGTTGAAGAATGACCTAAACCAGATTCATAAGGTTGTACTAATTGATAGTAAGCACCAGATTGTATAGCTGCTCTGTCGTGTCCATTTAATTGTAATTTAGCAGTATTAAGTGCAACAGTTGATACCCAAGCTAAACATTTAACTGGATGATTGAAGTTTAATGTGATTTTACCATTTTCTACAGTTTCATCGCCAGTGTGTTGAACTTGTTCAATTAAGTATTCGTGTGATACTTGAGCGAATCTTCTTCTTTCATCAGTATCTAAATATAAGTAGTTAACTAATAAAGTAGATTCATCTAAAGAATGAGCTACACCAGCACCAGTTGGAGTTGGAAGTACACCTATTTCGACATTAACTTTAACTTCATGGTATTGTAAAGCAATTAAAGGTAAAGCAAGACCTGGATTTCTATTAAACCAGAATCTTAAAGGTAAATATACAGTTGATTTAACTGAGGCATCATTACCACCAGTATAATCACCTACAGGGACTGGGTTTCCTACACACATAGCATTTCTGTAATCATGGTTAGTTTCAAATAAGGTATTGTAGATATCCATCCATGATGAGTATTGTTTATCAATTTTTTGACCACCAATTTCAACTTCAGCAGATTTAATTAGATTAGTTAAATCAGAAACTAATGATTCATCAGCTCCACCAGAAAGATCTTGGTCAGTAGTTGATGTCATATCACATTTAACATATACTTCTTGTACTAAATCACCATTTCTGGCAAGAGTAGCAGTGACTCTTTTGTTAACACCAACAGCTCCTGAGAAAGTTTGTTCAATACATTCTTTAGAGAAGTTAGTATGTCTTCTGTAGACAACTTTGAAGAAAGTTATTTGGGGGTTACCAGTAAGATATACATCTTGAGCACCATACGCGACTAATTGCATTAATCCTCCTCCCATATTATAATTATAGTTTAGAAAAAAATTTTGAAAAAAAACTTAATTAAAATTTAATTAAAAATTTAATTATATATTCAAATAATAGTAAATTTATTAGAGATTATAAAAAGAGTATTTTATAGAAAAAAAAAGTAAAAAAAAGTATAGGGAAATAGTAAAGAAATTTAATTCGAATACGCAAGACCTCCCATACCAGACATAACTCTTAAGACGTTATAGTTGACAGCGTGTAGGCTGACAACAGATGCGGAAGCATGAGTCATATTTAATACAGCGTTATCAATTCTTGAGAAATTGCAAGTACCTGAAGGTTGATGTTCAGCAGGTTTTAAAGCAAAAGAGTATAAGTATACTTTGTGGTTAGCATCACCAGGGACACCAGTCCATACTCTAGTGGCACCCATAGTGTTGGAGTGTCCTAAACCAGATTCGTATGGTTGTACTAATCTGTAGTAATCACCATCTTGTACAGCTGCTCTGTCGTGTCCGTTTAATTGTAATTTAGCAGTTCCAAGTAAAACATCAGATGACCAAGCTAAACATTTAACTGGGTGATTGAAGTTTAATGTGATTTTACCGTTTGTAACAGTTTCATCACCAGTGTGTTGAACTTGTTCGATTAAGTATTCGTGTGATACTTGAGCGAATCTTCTTCTTTCATCAGTATCTAAGTATAAGTAGTTTACTAATAAAGTAGCATCATTAGCAGCACCAATAGTTCCTAATTCCATGTTAATTTTGACTTCATGGTATTGTAAAGCAATTAAAGGTAAAGCAAGACCAGGGTTTCTGTTGAACCAGAATCTTAATGGTACATAGTTAACACCATTTACTGAGGTCATAGCAGCTCTATAATCATGATTGGTTTCGAATAAAGTGTTATAGATATCTAACCATGATGAATAATGTTTGTCAATTTTTTGACCTCCAATTTCTACTTCAGCCCATGCGATCATATTAGTATGATCATTGGTATCAGCAGGTCCAGTACATCTAAGATATACTTCTTGTACTAAATCACCGTTTCTAGCAAGAGTAGCAGTTACTCTTTTGTTAGAACCGACAGCACCAGAGAAAGTTTGTTCGATGCATTCTTTAGAAAAGTTAGTGTGTCTTCTGTATACTACTTTGAAGAAGGTAATTTGAGGGTTACCGGTAAGGTAAACATCTTGTGCGCCATAAGCAACTAATTGCATTAATCCACCACCCATTATATATATTTAAGGTTTAGAAAAAAATTTTGAAAAAAAACATAAATTAAATTTAATTAAAATAATAATTGATGTTTGCCATTTTGAATAAATAATAAATTATAATTAACAGCATAAATATTACAGTTTGTATTAGTAATTGTAGATATATTTTGATTATATACTTTTAAATTTAAAATTGAAGAATTAATTCTAGAAAAATTACATGAACCAGATGGTTGATATTCTTGTGGATTTAATGAAAATGAATAAATATAATAAGTTCCAAAAATTTGATTATTAATTTGATTAATAGTTTTATAATTTTTTAAATTTAATTTAAGTGGAATAACTGAATGAAAATATGATGCATCAATTTCATCAATTACATTATAATTATTTAATGAAAATTTAGCAGTATGTAAAATTTGATTATAAGGTAGATTCCATATAAAAAATTTAATTGGATGATGTAAATTTAATTGTATATTATTTTCAATATGATTATAATTAGATTTAATTAATATATCTTCTTTAATTTGTACTTGTTCAATTAAATATTCTAATTTATTATTTATAAAAAAGTTTTTTTGTTCTTTATCTAAAAATATATAATTACATAATAAATTACAATTATTAATTTGAATATTGTCTAAAAACTGATAATTACCAAATAAATTTATTTTATCATTAAATTGTAAATTAATTATAATTTCACTTTTTTTTAATGAAATTAAAGGTAATGAATTATATGTAAAATTATTAAACCAAAAGCGTAATGGTATATAAAAATAATTATTATAATTATTAAAATTAAGTAATGTTAATTTTTGATTTAAATCATGTTGATTATTATTATTTATGAAAAAATGATTATAAATATTTAACCAATTATAATTATGAGTATCAATTATATTTTCATTAATATTAATAGAAACATTTTTAATTAATTTAATTAAATCAGTATTTAAATTAATTATATTAAAAGAACCATTAATATTAAAAGTATTTTTTAAATATGTATGTATATTATTATTAATAGTTTGTTTATTATATTTTTCATATGTAATAGTATATTTTAATTGTTGATATTGATAATTAATTAAATCTAAAATATTATCAAGAATTATAATTTGATTATTATTTTGATCAAAAAATTTAATTATAAAGTTATTATTAATATCAATTTGATATTTAGTATTATATAAATAAACAAAAGTATTATCTATTTTAAGTGAATTTAAATCTGTTGTAAAATTGTAATTAGTTAATTGTGAATCTAATTTAATATATATTGTATCATCATTTTCAATATTATATAAATTATTATTAATTTTATAATTAAAAAATTCTCTTGTATTATTAATATTATTACTAGAAGAGAATAAGCCTTTATTTTCAAGTATAACATCTCCATAAATAGTATTTTTTTTATATAAAATTTTGTAGCTAATATTAACTTCATTAAAAGAAGAAGTTTTAAAATCATCAAAATTATAATATCCTTGTAGATCAGGTAATATTTGAATAGGATTAGAAGTAGTTAATATATTACCTTTATATAAATAAAAAGAAAAATCTTGATTAGATATATTTTGTGGAAATATAAATTTGTATTTAGTATCAGATGTTAAATTTCTGTTATAATAATATCTATAGGTATTATCAATTAATTTTACATATCTAATATTTCTTTTAGGTGTAAAACTTATATAATCTTGATTGTCGATGGCATTAATATTATTATCTAAATTAGTTTCTTGACCAATAGTTATAGGAAACCAATTATTAATAAGATTATCATCTTGAGCAAAATTAGTATTAATTTGATTAAATTGAGTACCTATATATAAAGGAGAGTCTTTTAATATATTAATATCTTGAGGTTTATTAATAGAAAAGTTAAGTTTTGAATTTATAATTTTTCCTTTAAAATTAACTCTTAAATAAATTTTATTTATTAAATCAGCATTTTCATTTAATTTAATATAAGTTTTATTACCTAAAATAGGTTTTGAAACAAAATTACATAAAATATCTCTTTGAGAAAAATTATAATATTTTTTATAAATAGATTTAAAAAATGTAATTTCAGGATTTCCAATCAAAAAAATATCTTCTTTACCTTTACTATATAATTCAATTAATCCTATAGTCATTCTTTTTAATATAATTATATAATAAATTATAAATTAATTTATTGAAAATATAAAATATCTGAATGTTTGTTATTAATATTAATTAAACCTTTATTAGTATTAGAATAATCAGTACCAACTTGAAAACCATATATATTAATTGAAAAAGAAGTAAAGGCATTTAAAACAAATTTATAATATTTATAAGGAATATTATTATTAAAAGAAACTTCTAAATAATCTTGATTAGAAACAATATTAATAGTATAATTTTGATTATATATTTCAAAAATATTTGAATAATCAGATAAATTTGAACCGTATAATATTATATTTTGTATTTTATTATAATTATTTATTATTGAATCTTGATTTTTATAAAAAAATTTAAAATATGTTAATATATTTGTTTGATTATTAAAATTAAATTTTATTTCATTATTATTTAATATCTTCCATTGAAGAATATTTATATCTTGTTTATCAATTTGATTTAAATATTTTTGTGGTATTGATGTAAAATTATTTTGATTAATAGTTTCCCAATTACCTATTGTAAAATCAGAATCTAATATAATTATATTTTTTGATAATCCATATTTTAATTTTGTTGGATAATTAGTATTAAAATTTAATAAATTTAAAGGAATATCAATTATATATTTTGAATTAATATTTCCTTCTTGACCAATCTTAATTATATTTTTATTATAAAAATTATTATTATTATTTTCAAATAATTGAAAATTAATATTTTTCATAGATATATCACTTATATCAAATTCGTAACTATATGATTGATTTAAATTTAATTGAGGTAACTTATTATCATTAATTAAAATAATATTATTAATTATATCATATGAAACTTTAAAAATAATTTTATTATTAATTATTCCATGAACTAAAAATACATTTTTATTTAATAATAAATTAAGATATGAATTATTTATATCAATAATTGAATAATCATCATATTTTATAGCAAATTTATTTTTATTTTGTATAGAATTTTTTAAGATAGATTTTCCAATAATATCATTATTAATTAATATATAAGAACCATTAAATAAATATAAATTATTATTATTTATTATATTAAATTGTAATAGTCTTGATTTAAAATAAAAATTAATATTAATACCATTTTTTAAATTATCATCCAAAAATATATTTACTATACCATCTTGATAATCTATAATAAACAAACTATTAGAATTTAGATTTGTAATATTAAAATTATTATTTTGATTAGTAATTTTAATTATATTTTTTGTAAAATATAACTTTTGATAATCACAAATTAAATTATTTACTTCTAAGTTATTATAAACAATATCACTATAAGTTTCAGATGCCATTTATAATAATATTATATAATTTATTAAGGTTTTATTTTTTATATTTTTATATAACATAATATTAATTAGATATGGGTGGAGGATTAATACAATTAGTTGCTTATGGGGCACAAGATGTACATTTAACAGGTAATCCAGATATTACTTATTTTAAAATAATGCACAGAAGACATACAAATTTTTCAATTGAATCAATTGATCAAACATTTAATGGTGATATAGATTTTGGTAATATAACGACAGCAACTATATCGAGAAATGGAGATTTAATTAAAAATATTTATATAGAATTAGAACTACCAGAATTAAATGATACTTCAACAGAATGGAGAGGTTATATGAATAGCATAGGATATGGAATAATAAATTATGTAGAAATAGAAATTGGAGGTCAAATTATTGATAAACATTATGGACAATGGTTAGATATTTATGATGAATTAACAGATCAATTAACAGATGAATTTGTAGGTAGATATAATACATTATTATCACTAAAAAATAATTATGAACAAAAAAAAATTTATATACCTTTAAAATTTTGGTTTAATAAAAATCCAGGTCTTGCTTTACCTTTAATAGCTTTACAATTTCATAATTTAAATATTAATGTTTCATTAAGAGAACTAAAAGATGTTGTTAAATCTGATTCAAATTCTTTTGTTTTAGATGAAACATTAAAAATTATATCAGGAAAATTATGGATAGATTATATTTTTTTAGATACTGATGAAAGAAGAAAATTTGCTCAAATTAATCATGAATATTTAATTCATCAAACACAAATGGTTGAACATAATCTTAAATCTAGTGAAACTGAAATAGTTAATAAATATGAATTAAATTTTTATCATCCTGTTAAAGAACTTATATTTACAATTCAAGATATAAATAATAATACATCAAATTATGAAAGTGGAAATAATTGGTTAACATATACTTCAAGTTCATCATTAAACGGAGATACATTTAAAAATGCTAAAATACAATTGAATGGACAAGATAGATTTTCAGAAAGAGAACCTATATATTTTAGATCTATTAATACATATCAATATCATAGTAGAACACCTAGAAAATATATTTATTGTTATTCATTTGCATTATATCCAGAAGATAATCAACCTTCAGGAACTTGTAATTTTTCAAGAATAGAAAATTCTAATTTAGTTATGACATTTAATAAAACAAATTCATTAGGTGGTATTCCTAATGGAAAAATTAAAATATATGCTATAAATTATAATATATTAAAAATAGCTCAAGGTACAGCAGGACTATTATATTCAAATTAATTAAAAAATTTTTTTTTACTATTTAATTATAAATGCTAATGTAAATAGAATAAAAAAAAATTTTTATATTATATTAAATTTTTGATTTAATTTAAATTATTATTTAGATGTGGTTTTTCCTCTGCCTCTGCCTCTACCTCTGCCTCTGCCTCTGCCTGTAGTATTTGAAGTACCTTTAGTAGTTTTTTTAACTAATGTAGTATTTTTGGAATTAGCTTTCTGTTTTAGAGTTTTAGATATTTTAGAAGTAGTTTCTTCAATATATTCTTCTTGATTATATAATTTATCAAATTCAATTAAATCTTCTTTATATAAATCAATATTATTTTTAGATTCTAACAAATTAATCATTTCTAGAATATTATCTAATTCTTCTTGTAATTTATCTAATTTTTCTTGAGTTAAAGTATCAATTGTCATTTTTCTTAAATAACGATAGTCTGGAGAAGAATTATTATCATAAGGATATTTAATATAATTTTTATCTTCAAGTTCTTTATCTAATTCATCAATTTTTCTTTTAATAATTATTAGTGTTTCATTTATAAATTCATTAATAAATCTAATTTTATTTTCTAATTTAATTTTATCTTTACTGTATTTATCTAATAAGTATTGTTTTCTTAAATCATAATAATTTAATCTAACATTATAGAAATCTTTAATTATAGAATTAACATTATTATATTTAGTAAGTTGTAGATCATTATTATATAATACCATATTACTATTATTAATTTGTTTATATAGTTTTAGTAATTTTTCAATACCATCAATATTATCTTCATCAGGTTCTTGATTTAATAATTTTTCAATAGTACCGTATTTAAATAATACAGCAAAGTTGATTTGTGTATCACTTGAATAATTTTCAAAATTTTCAATTTTATCTTCAACAACTAACTTATCAAGAATTTCTTTAAAATCATCAGTCCACAATCCAATTGGTAATTCAGTAATTTGTATAGTAGTTTTATCAATAATATTATAAGAACCTCTTGTCATATAACCTTTTGAATTTTGTTTATAATAACCTCTAAAGTTTCTATACCAAGGATGAATTTCTGGAAGTTCTTGATTATCAAATAATCTATAAATTTGTTTAATAATATCTTTTGGATTATATTGTGGAATATTTGTACTCCAACCACTTCCAATACCAATAGTACCATTAATTAATATCATAGGTAAAATAGGTACAAATTTTTCTGGTTCAATTGAAGTTCCATCATCATTTAAATATTTTAAAATAGGTTCATCAGATTTTATAAAAATTTTATCAGTTAGATTAGATAAACGAGTAAATATATATCTAGGAGAAGCATGGTCTTTACCTCCATTTAATCTAGTTCCAAATTGTCCTGAAGGAACTAGTAATTCAATATTATTTGCTCCAACAAAATTTTGTGCCATACTAATAATTGTTCCTTGTAATGACATTTCACCATGATGATATGATGTTTTTTCACTAATATAACCAGTAAATTGTGATACTTTAACATCTTTTCTAATATTTTTTAAGAATGAAGCATATAATACTTTTCTTTGTGAAGGTTTTAATCCATCGACTATATGTGGTATAGATCTAATATTATCATAATTTGAAAAATGAATTAATTCTTTATCAACAAATTCTGTATGAGTAATTTGATTATCTCCTGATTGAATATTTAATACATTATTAGGATTATATGGTTTTAACCATTCTTTTCTAGCATCTGCAAATTTTTTATCAAAAGCTTTAATCATAGATTTATCTGAATCTTCATCAACAATATAAGATATTTGTTTCATATTTTTAAAATATTCTTTTGCTTCTTCTCTATTAGAAGTTCCTAATCCTTTATAATATTTAATATTCCAACCTTTTGTATTATTTTCTTTTTTCCAAGTTTCATAATCACTTAAATTACAAAATTCAATAATATTAGAACCTTTTGTTACTTTTACAATAGGTGTTGCCATAGATTTTATAAAATTTGGATTAGAAAATAAACTTTTCCATTTACAATGAAATAAATTCATTAATAAACCTTTAATGTGATAACCATCTGTATCTTGATCTGTTAAAAACATAACAGAACCATATCTTAATGATTTTACATCTTGATAAATTTTTCCAGTTTCTAAACCAATAATTTTTTTTAAATTGCTTATTTCTTCATTACTTGCTGCTCTATCTTCAGTTACATCTCTTACATTTAAGACTTTTCCTTTTAATGGAAATACACCATATTTATCACGTCCAATTTCAGATAAACCAGCAATAGCCATAGCTTTAGCTGAATCTCCTTCTGTTAATATTAATGTACATTCGTGAGATTTACTAGTTCCAGCTAAATTTGCATCATCAAGTTTTTTAATACCTCTAATACTACCAACTTTTTTACCATCAGTTTTTTTACTTAATTTATTAGCATCTAAATCAATCATTGAATTAATTCTATCAATTAATCCGCCTTTTATTAACTTATCAATCATTTTTTGATTAATTTCACATTTAGAACCAAATGAACTTATATTAGTTGTCATTAATTCTTTTGTTTGACCATCAAAAGTTGGTTCTTCAATAATACATTTAACAAACAACCATAAATTATCTTTTATAAAATTAATTTTTGTATCTTTTTTAATTTTACTATGTTCTAAAACTTTTTTAGTAATTTGGTCTAATATATAATTAACATGTTTTCCTCCTCTAATAGTAGATACGCCATTAACAAGTGAATTTTGCATAAATTTATGATTAGGACTTAATGTAATTCCTACTTCCCATCTATTAAAAGATTCTAGTATTACTTCTGAAGAATTAATTTCTTCATCAGTAAAATAACTAATATATTTTTCTAAATTACAAGTTATTTCTTCTCCATTAAAATAAACTTGTGTATTATTTTTATTTTTTTTTAATTCTGTTTTCATTTCTATTTTCATATTGCCACTAAACCAAAATGCTGTATCATAAACTCTTTTAATTAATAAATTATAAAAATCATCTGATAAACCTTCTAAATTAAATCTTTTATAATCAGGTTTAAAAGTAATACATGTATAAGGATCGCCTTTATAATCTGATATAATAGGATTACCTTTTTTAAACATATTATTTTTCCATGTTTGTTTATATAATTTTTGTCGTTTTTTATCTACTGTTTCTACACTAAATTCTTCTGAAAATATATTAGTTAATTTAGCTCCATAACCATTTTTACCACCTGTTACCTTTTTTTCTTTATTATCTTTAAAATTTTCTGATGTTAATAATTTTCCAAATATTAATTCAACTGGATATATATTTTTAGATTTTTCTGTATTTATTTTATTAACTTCAATACCTTCTCCATTATTTTTAACACTAATAAATCCAGTATCTTTATTAATAAATACTTCTAATTTTGACATAACTTCATTAGTAGGTTTTCTAGAATTATTTTCTTTTAATCTTCTTGTTCTAGTATCATTATCTATAGCATTAACAATTATTTCATCAAATATTTTAAATAAACCTGGGACCCATTTAATTTGTTTTTTAACAAATTTACCATTTTCAAATATTCTTAATTCTTTTTCTTCTTCAATAGAAGAACCTACATAAGTATCAGGTAAATCAAGAATATGAGTATGATGATCTTTTTCTTGGTACTTTTCGTTATCTGTCATTTTATATATATAATAATTTGTTTTTAAATAATAAATCAATTTTATATATTATTAATTTTTTATTAAATTTATATTTAAATTTTATTATATAATACTATATTTTATTTTGTATAAAAATACTAATAAATAAAATTTAAAAATGTTAAATGTA